AAAATTTATAAAAAATATTTGTATATTTAAAAAATAATTTGTAAATTTGTGGCATACTTTAAAAGATAAGAGATATTTAAAAATATTGAGACAAGCAAAGTCTATAACATCTGCTGTATATGAATAACTGGAATAGGTATATTGAGCCACCAGCCTTTATTAGTTAAAGAATAGGTACGACCAGTTTATATCACCACTTTTAGTCTGGAACAAAAGTATAGTTATTCATATTACAATAAAATTAGAATTTTAACAATAAATATTATATAAAAATGGCAACAAAAAAAGAAGTAACAGCAGTTACACCGAACAACGAATTAGTATTAAAAATCAATGGAAATGTATACTCACTTCCTTGTAAAGTAACCACAGCAAGTAAAGTAAAGACAGCGGTAAAATCAATTATCCTATATAACGGATGGGATATAAAGACAACGGTAATAACATTACCAAGCGGTAAAAAGATTAACTATAAGCAGTTAAATAACTGTAGAGAATTTTGTAAATTATTATTCACTGGCGTGTATCTAATTCCAGCTGACGAGGAAGAATTTGATAGATTGATAGAAGTAATGAATTTAACTACATTAACAGCGTCTAAGAAAAAAATAGACTGGGATAATGTAGGGAACGGAAGTATTGAATACGGTGCTGAATTGTTTCTAAATACATTAACTGAATTGCTAAATGTAGAAGCGGTTACACTTGAGGAATTTGAATACTTTAAAAATAGTATTAATAATACAAAAGAATATTATCATGCAAAATAATATCCCACAATTAACCACCATCTTAACCGATGGGATGGTGGTTATTAAAAACGGTATTAATGCAGGTGATATACGCATTAATAGACGACCTAGAAAAATAGTATCCAAAGTTAAAAACGGAACGGACAAGGCAAAAAAAGTTTTAAGAATAGAAAAATCACTAGATCAAATGCTAGCACAAGGTGCAATTTGGGAATTATCTGAAAAAACATTTCGTGATTTTGATAAAAACTATATTATCGGAAGTAACGGTAAAAGGTTGCGTGGGTATCAAATACGCAAGTTAAGGGAAGCAGGTATGCTTCCAGCCTAAACCACCAACCTAAACCTACATACCCTACCCTACAAGGTAGGGTATTTTTATGCACTTTTTCCACACTCAACAATCATGCTGAGGCAGATGATAGGTGCAGAAGAATGTTTCACATGGAACATTAAATTTAGAGAGCCAAGCCCTACGGCTCAGAGAGTAGGGTAAAAATTAAAGTATATATCAAAATGGAAATAATGAATTTTAAATTTATGTTTATAGGTTTAAACCTAGAGAGTAGAGTAAAACTAATGGAAGAGATTGAAACTACCGACCTAGAAATAGGTGGGTATACCGACCATATTTCAGAGAGTGAAAGAAATAGTTTCTTAAATGGAAACCCTACATGGTTTACTATTTTAGGCGTAAAGTGGGAGAATCACTATGAGGATTTAGAATACCTATCCGAAAAGTATCATTGCATGGTGGTATTATATCATCAATTTGAGGATGGATACAGTTACAAGACTGTATATGATAACGGAAGGTCTATACTAAATGATTCGGATAACAAATATAATAACGGAGGGTGGTAAAGCCCTCCTATTTTAAAATATTTAAAGATAAAAATATGAAAACAGTATCTATATATAGAGCGGATGATGATTTGCTCTTATTGACCCTGCCAGACCCAACAGGTTTGATAAGCAGAGTAGTAGGAAATTTTGCCTATGATGTTAGCGGATGGCATTTTGATATAGTAGATGCCTCCGACCTTAGAATACTAAAAGACGACCTATCTAAACATGGTCTTCATAAGGTATCTAAGAAGGCAGTAGATAATATAATATTAGTAGTAGATATTATGATAGGGTTATCTACTGCTATGGATAACAAATGTATATACATAAAATAGTTATGGATAAGCAGGACTTAAAAGCCCTACTCTACTGTATAGTGGGGCTAATGATTATTAGTAGCCGTATTCCAGCAGTAGGATATTTCGGCTTTGTGTTTATCGGATACGCTTTATATATATGTGTATCCAAAATTAAAAAATTAGTAGAGAAACAACAAAAATAGGGCGGAAGTAGAAAACTGTCCTAAAATATTAATAACAATTTAAAATATAAAATTATGAATACTACACATTACAATTATTTGGCATCAATGTTTTTAGCACATTTAGGAATTTATTTTGTAGCAATGGGAACTAATACCATGTTGCATACAATCGGAGGGATATTATTATTTATCGCAGGGGCAAATATCCTTGCGTATCATAAGAGAAAGGTGGTAAAGAAACACCACCTATTAGTAAGATAGAGATATGAGATATTTAATAACAGGTTTAGCAGTGGTCATGATAGAGTTACTGCTTTTGACCATAGGGGCTTTGGATACACAGTCTATCCAGAGTCCCGCCCTAATCTTAGGGAATGTAGCATGTAGTATCCTAATAGTAGTAGGGTGCTATAAGGTAGTAAATTATCAAATCTACACTAAATAATTAAAATCATTGCAGATAATGCAAATCATCTTCGGAGATGTATTACATAATTCGCAATGATTTATTAAAATTATTGAATAAAATGAAATATAAGATTAGAATCGTGGGGCTATTAGAGGAAAATATCCCTACGCTTATGAAAGAATTGTTTCAGGGCGGAACTACTCTATCCATATATGCCAAAAGGTATGTAACGGAGGAGGAGAAAACTGCTTTGGAACAAGGAAAGCCCGTAGAACTAACAATAGATGGTAACTGGATAGGATACCATAGAGAGTTAGAAAGGCTTTCAGGATTGTTAGACTGCTCTGTTATCCTACGCATATATAATAATGTAGGAGGAGTAAAGCTGGTATTTGATAACGGCAGATGTATTGATACCGCTTTAATGTAGCAGTCCTTTACCGCCCTACGCTTTCAATATAGAGGCGTGGGGGGAGGATAATTAACATATTCGCAAAGAAAACTAATAATTATTGCGAATAATGTAAAGTAGTCTCGAGAGAGTATTACATTATTCATAATTTTATAGGTAGATTATTGCGAATTTAATAATTTAGCCCTACGCTTTTGAGTATCGTGGGGCAAAAGAGCAGAAGTTTATTGATAGAGTTCGGGCGGGAAAGATAAAACAGAGAAAGAAACTGTCCCTACGCACCTTATAGTAAAGAGTCAATAAGTGTAATATAATATATAAGGTATAGATATGCTTTCATAGTCGTAGGGCTTTGAGTATCGTGAGGATTTGTTCCGTATCGTGGGGCTAAACCTTTTAGTATCGTGGGGCAGTTTCCACACTCAACCCGCCGCCGCTATCAAAAAAGACTGCCAAAAAGAGACCAACAGCACAGTCTCACAGAATAGAAGTTCATTATACAGTGCTAACACCTCACAACCCTACACACCAAAGAGTAGCGTTCATATATAATCGTAGGGTATCCCACCGTCGGAGCAACCAATACTTTAATATTGATAATCAAGTGTTTATGTTTTTGAAGATTTGAAAATCGTGGGGCTTTTTAGATGTAAATTTAAAGCCAAAAATACGATGTATCTCATAATCAATCACTTACGATTTTTAAGGTCTAAATAAAGTTGTCTCCGCTCGGTGGAGAAGTGAGACTTTTGTATTGAAAATCAAACAGTTAGAAATTTGAGGTTTTCAGAATCGTGGAGATTTTCGTTAAAAATTATTTAATTAAAAATATAACTTACTGAAAATCAATCATAAACGATTTTTAGAGCAGAAAAATGTTTTATCCCACCGTCGGAGAGAGTGATACTTTTGTATTGATAATCAAATAGTTACAATTTTGAGAGGTTTGGGAAAGTAGATTTTGAAACCCCACGCCCCCGAAAAATAGTATCCCCAAACCCCCTAAAAATAGGCTATTTAGTAGAAAAGCGGGTTATTAAAGGCTTTTTATACTTGGGTAGTAGATAATAGAGGGTATAGGTATTATTATAGAGGAGTGGTGCATATGGAGGTGGGAGGGTTTTGTCCGACAGTCTTTCAGGTGCGGCTAAGCGGCGGGAGAGAACTGTATAGAAACAAAAATATTTTATAAAAAATTTGTAGAATAATAGAAAATTTGTATATTTGCATTGTGGGATTGCCCCCCACGCTATTAAAGAACAATTTAAAATTTAAAACATATGAACGCAAAAAACTTAAACCTATTCAATAGGTTTCAAATGAACAAAAACGAGTATTGGGACGCAGATGAGAACTATGCAGTAGAATTGTTCCAAGATGTTATCAATGGTAAATTATATCCTAAGACTGTAAAGTCTGAGGAGGAGATTAGAGAAATGTATGTAGGCAACTTTTCAGATGAGGAGTTTGGGGAGTATGCTATCATGATTACAGGGGCAGATGTTCCCAAAGCTGATGTTATTAGTTACGGCGTGGATTACGCTATACATAAAGGCATGGTAGAGGAAAACGGCTACTATTTCCAATTAGAAGAGCCAGAAACTAAATCTATGATAGGAGATGTATCTGTGTATGTAACTACAAAAAAGAAATGGAATCATGAATACTTATATGGTCAATGGATTTCATTTAATAAATACACAAATTTAGAATCATTCTATAAAGCGTGTAAAGAACTGTTCCCTGATGAGGAAAATCCAGAACTAATATTTCATAGTTGGGATATTCCAGAGGAGCGAAGAAAACTTTGGAAGTTTATAAAGAGACAAGATGAATTACATCCAGATTTCTTTCTACTGAAAAAAGTTTATAAAGATGAATTACATATCTTAGCCTACTTGGTAGATATAGGAGAGATTTCTGAGGAAGCCATAGAGTGGGCGAGAGATAATTATATAGGAAAATTCGATTCTTACGAAGAGTTAGGAAAAGAATTAGTAGATATGGGATACTTTGAGTTAGAAGATAAATACAAAAAGTATTTTAACTACGCTGAATATGGAGAGGATATGAGTTACGACTTATATGATGTAGATGGATATTATTTTTGGAATTAAAATCTTGTTGCATATGTTTTTTGGCGGGATGATGCCTGACAGTTGTCCCGCCGTTTTTAAAATCTAAATTATGAATACACAACGAATAGAAATACTAAAACAAACCAAAGGTAAAGATTTAGAAGATAAAGCCATTGAAAGATTAAAATGGTTAGGTGGCTTTGAATATATACAAATGTCTGAGGAAAGATTGCGTGAGGCTTATTTAGGCACTTTTTACAGCACTTCTGACTTCGGAGAGTATGTTAGCCTACTCACAGAGAGAAACTGCCCAAATGATGCCTTAAATGAGCTGGGAGAGGATTATATAGAGGCGAATAACCTTGTGATAGTAGAAAATCATTATTTTGATTTTAGTATTCCCAATCTTTTAATAGATATTGTAGGATATGTTTCTACTACATTAGACCCAGAGACAGAGAAGAAGATAGTCTTAGGGCATTACAAATCAATGGTGGAGTTTGAAACGGCATGTAATGAACTGTTCCCTGATGAGGAATCGGATTTTATATTCAGATGGGAAGCCGATATAGAATTTAAACCATATTTGGGAGAGACTGAAATAGATGAGAATTTATTTTTACTTTCAGATATGAGTTACGAGTGGGGCAAAGTAGTAATGGCATATGCTGAATATAGATATAGACTTGATGATGAGATAGTTAAAGAGGTAGATGAATACTATATTGGAGAGTTCGGAAGTGATTATGAGTTTGGAGAATACCTTGTAGATAATGGATTTATTGAGGTATCGGAAGAAGTAAGACCGTACTTTGACTCTGAGAAATACGGTATGGATGTGAGAGCAGAAAACATTGAGATAGATGGATACTATTTCTGGAAATATTATTAGAAAGCCATTTTGATTATATATTTAGTTAAGAAGCCCTAAGCATGGCGGTAAACTGCTTATTTTATTATGGAAAAATATTTTGTAACAAAAGAAGAAGCAAAAGCACTTGCTGAAATTGGTTGTAAGTTTGATACACCTTTTTATTATGATAGAACAAACGATGTAATGTTTGATGTAAAGGTATATATGGGATATGATGATGCGGGACACTATGTAGTAGTAAATGGCGATTTTGATGATTTCCAATTTACACGATTATCAGAAAAAGAAATTTTAGCACCTACATATGCGGAGGCTTTAAATTGGTTTAGAAACGGAGGAGATATATTTAAGGTAGATGTAGAATTAGTAGGTAACAATGTAGAATATACTGCCTTTGTGATGGAGCAAGGAGAGTTTATTCCAGCGGGAAAATTCAGTAGTTATAACGAAGCGGAAAGGTGCATATTAAACTTTTACATTAATGTAGAAATAGAAAATAAAATTTACGAACTTGAAAAATTAAAGAAAAAATGAAAATTAAAGATTTAAATTATATAAGTGGAAGAGGCTACATATTTTACGAGGTAGCATCTGAAAGATTTGAAGAAGGCGGAAATAGAAAAGTAGATGAGGCTTTTCGTTGTGCAACATACGAGGAAGCCAAGAGTGAAGCTGAAAGTATGAAATTAGATGTAGGATATTCAGCAGTAATATACGCTATTTACCTATCAAATGTTACAAAGGAAGCCGAAGAGGTGGAATTTGATGATATAGAAGAGATTTTTGATGAGTATTTTGAAGACCTTGATATAGAGTTTGATGAGTATGTTAAGACAGAGGAAGGAAAGAATATTGAGGGAGCAGTTGTTATCAAATGGCAGTGGAGCAAATACGTAGGTTACAGCCGTAACTTTGTAGATGTAGGAATTGCTGGACAATATCCTTATCATAATATCCTCAAAGAAATAGACCTTATTACAGGAGATGAGGATAGAGTATTCAGAACTAATTATAGTGTGTTGGCTACTAAGGAAGAATTGGAGGAACATGGCACGGAGGTATTGCTAAGAAAAATGATTGAGGGAGATTGGAAATGGAACAATGTTCAAGATGTATCCGATACTATGGCTCGTTTTGTCACAGAAGACCTTAAAGACTATACAGATAGAGCAATGTTTAACAGAATATATCAAGGGTATCATCTTGGTAAAATGGTAGATGAAGAGGGCAGTATTACTCACGAGGGTTTTGAATGTGAATGGAAATCAAGGGTTCGTATTCGAGAAGAATATAGAGAGGATTTAAGAAGACTAATTGAGAAAGGCATTTTGTCAAATGATATTGTAGAGGATATGTTAGAGTTAGATTATCAGAAAGTGATGGAAGTATTAAGTAAAATCAAAAAAAATTATGAAAGATAAATTAAAAGAATTAGGATTTGAGCCACTTATGAATGGTGAAGTAGTAGTAAGTGGTAGTAATGAACTTAATGTATTTGAGGTATCTAAAAAGTTATTAGAACTTGAAGACTATCTTATACATGAATTAGAAGCAGAAAGTATAGTAATTGAACCAATCTATCTTGATGTAGATTGTGATTGTATGAAAACTAAAATAGAAGTAGAATGGAGCTAACAAGAGAATGGACTGTTGTTTATTTCGTTGATGATGTGAATAGAGAGCCGTATTTAGTAAAGGCAGTCACAGACAATGGTGACTACATCTTAGGAGAGAAGAACTGTCCAGATACGCCACAAGAATTTGAAACGCCGAGAGAATTAGTAAGAAGATTTCCTACGGCGGAAGAAGAAGTAGTAGCAAAAATTATAATAGCAAAGAAACTATGAAATTAGAAAAAATTTTAGATAAGAAATCATTATATAACACTTTACATTACGGAGTAGTTATTGATGGTCACTTAATAGTAACAAATAGATTTATAGTAATAGTTACGCCACTTAAAGCCCTTATTAAAGAAGAGGATGTGAATAAATTAGAGGGCTATATATTTGATTACGAGGGAGTTAAATTATTATCATCAAAGGATAGTAAAAAGTTAGAAATTGAAGATGGTATTTTAAGACTTGGTAATATTGAACATAAAGCCGTAGATAAATATGGAGAAAACGGAGAGGCTATAAAGCTTAATTATAATTCTAAGTATTCAATAAAACAGATAGCATTTGTGGAGAAAGGAGAGCCAGTTGTTATAAAAGCAATTTCAGGCAGTCAGTTAGGGCTGTTTGAGACTGTGGTAGAAAAGAAAAACTCATTCACTTGTATCAATGCTGTTAAAGGTAAAGAGAAAACACCGATGTATTATCTTACAATGCAAGGCGATGAATCTGGAACTTATGGAGTGTTAATGGGTATTAGTAACCCTTATATTTAATATTATGAAATCATTTGTAGATAGAATAGAAGAATTAAGAAACGAGGCGGTAGAATCAATTATGGATAGCATAAAGCCTCACAATAGAGTAAGTGTAGAAAGATTTGGAATTGAGGAAGAAGAGTTAGGACTTATAACTTATATCAATTCAGATTATAGTTTTAATGTTCAAGGAGACGGTTTTCCTTATCATATTAGAAAGTGTTCAACAGAAACACTATGTGTTATAGCAGATGAGTTAAATTTAAATAGTTAGAAATCATGGGATATACAACAGTAATAGAAAGAAAAATATACATAGGCTCTAATTGGGAGCATAGAAGAGAGAAATATGGGAAATTAGAAATCAAATCTTTCCCAAGTAATATCGCACCATTTGATACCTCTAAAATTAGTGAAATCATAATAGAGGAATGTAGATTTGGAGGAGATGATTTGTTTGAATTATACAAATCTTTGGATGATGAATTGACTTATGAAAATGAGTGGTGGGCTGGCGAATTGAACAAGGAACATGTGGAGCAGTTGATTGATTTGATGGAAAAAGACGATGAGACTTTTTCAGAAGAAGAAGTTAAACAAATGAAAGAATTTTTGTTAGGAATGTCTGATGAATGGTTTTACGAAATTAAAATAGTATGACAATTAAAACTAAGATAACGAGGGACAGTAGGCTTAATCCTACAGCGGTAACAAACGAGTTTAAAGAGATAGTGACTGCTACCTGCGACCTGCTTGGCGTAAGAGAGCCAGACCTCATAAGAAACGCAGTAGAGAAATATGTTAGAGAGATGTATGCACATGGCGATGTTATAACATTTGATGCTGACAATTTCCATAAAGGAAATGTAGGGTCACAATATATAACAGGCACAGTATATACATCGTTTGATAGACCTAATCAATTTACATTAGAAGTAATTTCTGATGAAGAGAAAGTGATAGGAATGAGTGTAACCTTTTTAAAATCTAATGAGGAATTAGAAAGATTACATCAGAGAATTATTAAAAGATTTTCCACCATCAACGGGCTGGGCTGGTAACTTAAAATTTTAAAAAATATGAAAACAGTAATTAAAGGAGCAGTTTATAAAAGAGAAAATGATTTAGTTATTCCTCACCAAACAGGGGAATTTAGTATAGTAGACTGTGATAATTATGTAACAATGGAAGAATTAAAACAAGATTATGATGAAGACTACATCAAAGAAGTAGAAGACAACTATATTGAATACAGGGGAGTCAAGTATTATTATGCAGAATGGTCACCTGAACATGTAACAGATGATTGGTATTTATTGTCAGAAAGTATTAGTGAATTATATTAAACATAAATAAATATTAAAATTATGGGATATTATATAGACTTTGAATTACAAATTCAAAATGTAGATAAAGTAGATAATCTTGAAGAAAGTGTTGAGGAACTTTGTCCAGATTTAGTAGAGAGTATACAATATAACGGCGGAGTTGCTAAGGATGAAGTAAAATCAGGCTTTGTAGTATTTAACTCAAAATGGAATGAAAGAGAAAACGAGTTGATTGCTCTATCAGAAAGGTATCCAGAGTTAAACATTACATTGTTTTGTAGAGGAGAAGACGATGAAATGTGGTTAGAATTTTATAAAGGAGGAAAATTTGAAGAGGGAACAGTGAATCTTGAATATTCAAAAACATCATTATGGTAAATTAAAATTAAAAATTATGGGATATTACACACATTTTCAAGTAATTTTAGGTGGAGTGATTAAGGAAAATAAGGAACAATTAGTAAAAGCTATTAAAGAACATTGTCCAGATTTATTATCACTTTTAGAGTACGAGTATTATAATTATAACTATGAAGGATTTTTAGAGGAAGAGGAAGAATATGTTTATGGAAAGTGGTATGACTTTAAAGAGGAGATGACTGAATTATCTAAACACTTCCCAAATCTTAACATAACTGTTTATGGTCATGGAGAAGAAATTGGAGATGAATGGGTATTATATGTAAAGGCGGGGAAAACAGAGAAACATCATGTAGAATTTCCAAC